CATTGATGGAGCAATTGCCCCGTCACCGCATACTTTTGATATTAGTACACTTATTGGTGGTGTGCGTAAGCGTGTTGGGTGCGTTACCCCTAAGATTGATCGGCAGCTACTTGGTGAGTTTGCTGCCTTTGTCCAGACGTGGTGTCGTGAGAATTTGGTGCCGTTATCTTCGGACACAGATGTCTCGGTTGACACATGGTTGGAGAATACCAATTATCCGCAGTGGCGGAAAAATCAACTTTGTCAAGCTTGGTCGAAGTTCACAGGCAAGATTGATAGTCACTGTCGTCGTTGTAAGTCTTTTATTAAACGTGAGTCTTATTATACTCAGTACGCCACAGCTTTCAAAGAAGCCAGAACGATTAACTCAAGATCAGACATTTTTAAATGTTACTCTGGCCCCTACTTTAAGTGTATTGAAAGTGTGGTTTACAAGTTGTCACCATTCATTAAGCATGTACCAGTTCCCGAACGACCCCGTCACATTTTTGACAGGCTTTATGCAGCAGGTCGGCGATATTTTTCTACAGACTACACTAGCTTTGAAGCGCACTTTAGCCCCGAGTTTATGTCGGTTTGCGAGTGTTATGTCTACAGATATATGTTGCAATATGTTCGCGATGGAGTGTCCGTTGCCCGGATTTTGGAGTCAACGCTTACGGGACGCAATGTATTGAACTTCGCTGGTTTGAAAGCAAAGGTCAATGGTACTAGGATGAGTGGTGATATGTGCACTAGTTTAGGTAATGGTTTGTCAAATTTGCTCATGATGAAGTTTTGGGCATTTAAGACTGGTGTTGAGGTTGACGGGTTTGTCGAGGGTGATGATGGATTGTTCGGGTCTACTTGTCTGCCATGTGCAGATTTTTTCTCAAAGTTGGGATTTAATATCAAGATAGAAGAGCACTCCGACCTTCGTGAAGCTGGATTTTGTGGTATGATTTATTCTGAGTCTGGTTGTGTTGTTGACCCAATTAAGCGTTTGTTGAACGTTGGTTGGAGTTTTAGTGAGCAACGTTACTCAGAACGTTGTAGGGCAAAATTGTTGCGTGCTAAGGCGCTATCACTTTGTGTGGAAGGCGCTTGTTGCCCGATTTTGAGATCTTTTGCAATGTATTTGTTGCGTGTGACAAATGCCCTATATACTGTTGATCAGCAAGATCTGTCGAGAGACAGGATTGTTGATTATGGCAATTATTTTGGTGACCTTGACTGGTTTTATGATCAGAAAGTTTCATTGGAGAGTAGAATGTTGGTGGAGCGTCGGTTCAATATCCCACTTGCGACACAGTCTTTGATTGAGTCGTATTTTGATGGTTTGAATCTACTGAAACCCATCCCGCTTAGTATAGTTGTCGATTTTGTTCCTCCGAACTGTTTGACCGCTGCAAGTCTGAGTTCAGACGTGTGGCCAGGCCAATCGGGTTGGCGGAATTGATTCCTAGTGTGAACTCAGCACTGGGTCCCACATAGTGTGGGCAAGCTGTGGTCTGAATTTCAGCCAGCATGAGTAGGCCTCGAG